AAAAAAGATTTATTTATTGGGTGAAAGAAAGGCAAATTTAAATATTTTTAGTTATTTTATAATGATCAATAATATAATCAGAACCATCCTTATTTAGATTATTTGGATAATTTCCATTTAAAAATTCAACTGTAAAAGTTGGTTCTGGTAATACTTCTCTTATTCTTGCTGTAATTCTTTCTCTATGAAGTTCTGATTTATTAAAAGTTATTAAATATTCGTTTACATCAGATTTTAATATACTATTATCATCTTTCATTTTTTCAAATAACCATGTTAAATTATAAAAATTTATCTCTTCACCTTCCTTTAATAACTTACCTTTACCTCTTATAAAAATATCTTTATTAGCATTAAAATTATCTTTTAAAATACAAGGGTTTACAGAAAAATTAGAAATTATATAATTAGTATCATTTACTTCAACTAATTTATAAACTTCCATACCACTTAGTGATAATGTATCAATATATATTATACCACCTCTTTGTAGATATTTTTCACCATAACCTTCCAAATTATTAAATATATTAAGATCTAATTTAGTAGTAGACCAATCATAAATAATTTTTGAAAACTTATTTCTTAAATTTTCACCACCAATAATTTTATTATCGGTTGGTTTAGGAATAAAATTTTCTTTGATATTAAATGATATTAGATCTTTTTGTCTTAAATCTATATTTTTTTCATCAGCTGTTAATGCTATATCATAGTTATCTTTAAATCTAGTTAAGTCTGTTCCTTTATTTCCAGCACCAATTATCATCCATAAATTATTAAATTTTTTTCCATGTAAATAACAATAGCGTAAAAAATTAGAATAATAAATACTATGTTCTTTAGATTGATACATATTTTGAGTAGGAGATATCATTTTTCCACTATCTTTACCACCTATTAAACTATTTTTTAAAGCAAAATATTTATTTTTATATTTTAAATATTTTTCTTTATACATTATATATATATTTAAAAAAAAATAGTTACCAATTATAATTATAATAAAAAATTGATTATTCTTTTCAATATATTAAAGTACTATTAATAATGCAATATGAAGTCAAATTAAGCTTGCCAAAACCTAGTTTAGAACAAAAAAATATTTTAAAAAGAATCGATAATGGAGAAAATATTTATGCAGATTGTGTTGCTGGTTCAGGCAAGACAACCACAGTTTTACTACTAGCAAATATGCGTCCTGAAAAAAATATTCTGCAAATAACATATAATAAAGAATTAAAATTTGATGTTAGACAGAAAACAGTTAATTATGGAATTAATAATATAGAAGTACATAGTTATCATAGTTTGGCAGTAAAATTCTATGATAAAAATGCTCATAATGATTATGGTTTAAATACCATAATCATTAAAAATATTTTCCCAAAAAAAGATTTATCAAAAATAGATATTTTAGTTATTGATGAAGCTCAAGATATGTCCCTTCTTTATTATAAAATAATAACTAAATTTATAAAAGATTTGAATAATCCAGAATTACAATTATTAGTCTTAGGAGATAAGTATCAAGGAATTTATACAATAAAAGGAGCTGATACAAGATATTTAACACTATCGCCTAAACTTTATGGAATAGATATAGAACGAGCTTTCTTATCTACTTCATACAGAGTAACTAATCAAATAGCAGATTTTGTAAATAATGTAATGTTAGACCAAAATAGAATTAAAGCAATTAAAGAAGGTGCTAAAGTAAAATATATGAGATATAATATTTTTAATGATTCTAAAAAAATAGCTAAGATTATAATAAATTTAATGAATGATACTGATTTAAAACCAGAAGATGTTTTCATATTAGCGGGTTCTATTAAAAGTGATAAGATTCCAATTAGAAAATTAGAAAATGAATTATCTTATTTAGGTTTACCAATTTATTATCCAACTTCTGATGAACAAAAAATAGATGAAACTTTAATTAAGGGTAAAGTAGTATTTAGTAATTTTCATCAATCAAAAGGGAGAGAAAGAAAATTAGTAATTATATATGGTTTCGATGCATCATATTTTAAATTTTATGCTAAAGATTTAGATCCAAATATTTGTCCAGAGACTTTATATGTTGCTACAACTAGAGCTAAAGAATATTTAGTTTTATTAGAACATTATACTAGTGGTATATTACCTTTTCTAAAGAAAAATTATAATGAAATGAAAAAATTAAATTATATTCAATTTACAGATCATGATTTTAAACCAAATATAAATACACCTGAATTAAAGAATAAAACAATTAACAACACTAGCGTAACTGATTTAATTAAATATTTACAAGAAGATAATATAAATATATTAACTTTATTAGTTAATAAAATTTTTAAAAATGAAGTAGAAGACGAGTATTCGTTAAATATACCTTCTAAAATTAACATTAAAGAAGATACATTTGAAGAAGTTTCTGATATAAATGGTATAGTTTTACCAGCGATTCATGAATATCAACAAAGAGGTACTTGTCGTATTTTGGAAAATGTACATTCTGAATACAATAAATTAGTAGATAGTAAACAACATCAATTTTTACAAAAAGCATATAAACAAATTAAAGAAGAATTAGAATATTCAAAAGATTTTGTATATTTAGGAATAATTTATGTATCTTTAACAGAAAAAATATATCATAGAATAAATCAAATTACAAAATATGATTGGTTAAAAAGTAAAGATGTTGAAAACTGTTTAGAACTATTACAAAAATATTTACCTAAAAAAACAAAATATGAAAGAGATATTATATTTGAAAGTAAAAATTTCCCTCAATATGGTACTGTAATTATTAGTGGTCGTTTAGATGCATATAATAATGAAACAGTTTGGGAAATAAAGTGTGTAGACAGTTTACAATTAGAACATTATTTACAATTAGTTGTATATGCTTGGTTATGGAGACAAGCCTTTTTAGAAGAAAAAGGTCATAGAAAATTTAAACTTTTAAATATAAGAACAGGACAAGTTGATAATTTAGATACAACATCTATTTATATTGATGAAATTATAAAAATTCTTGTTGAAAATAAATTTGGAACTGTATCAAAGATAGATGATCAAGAATTTATAAATAAATCATTAAAACAGAGAGAAATGATATTAACTAGAATATCAAATAAACAATCAATTACTTTTTTAGATGATAGTTCTGATAATGAAGAAGATGAAGATGATACGAAAGATGAAATAGTAATTATAAAACATAAATTACCTCCTTTACCACATAGTGATAGTGAATCAGAAAAGAAGGAAGTAAGACTAAAGCTATAGCCGAAGGTGTATAGGCTTAAAAAGCTATAGCCGAAGGTGTATAGGCTTAAAAAGCTATAGCCGAAGGTGTATAGGCTCAAAAAGCTATAGCCGAAGGTGTATAGGCTCAAAAAGCTATAGCCGAAGGTGTATAGGCTTAAAAAGCTATAGCCGAAGGTGTATAGGCTTAAAAAGCTATAGCCGAAGGTGTATAGGCTTAAAAAGCTATAACCAAAGGTGTATAGGCTCAAAAAGCTATAATTGGAGCTATAATAAATTAATTTAATCCTATTTAAAAAATAGTTACCAATTATAATAATTATAATAAAAATGGGCAGTTGTCAGTCAAATCAATCTGTTAAAAATAAAAAAAAACCAGTTAAAAATAAAGTTAATTCAATACCAGCGTATAAAAAGAAACAAATACCTAAAGCATTAAAGAAACTAGTATGGGATACATGGGTAGGACCTAATGTAGGTTGTACTAAGTGTTTATGTTGTAACCATGAAGAAATTCGTCAAATTGAATTTCATTGTGGACATATTGTATCTGAAGCTACAGGTGGTCAAACAACAGTAAATAATTTGAGACCAATATGTGCACAATGTAATTTAAGCATGGGAAAAATGAATATGCTTGAATTTAGAAACCAATATTTTAAATAATAAAAACACCTTTACAATCCATATTTATATCATCTTCATTTGGATAACCTATTTGATTGGATATTAAGTTTATATTATTTGATAACTGTATACTAGTTGAAAAATGTGTATGTCCAAAAATCCAAGCTTTTATTTTATGTGTTTTTGGTAAATTTTCTGCCATATTGGAAGCAAAATAATTTCTAGTAGATTGAGAAGTATTTTTATACTTTGGATGTGAAGTGTTTTGTTGGGAAGGTGGAAAATGCGTAATCACCAATAAATTTTTATCATTCTTTAAAATTTCACTTGTTAAATATTCAACAGATTCCTTATGTAATCTTTTGAAAGTTTCAATACTAATTTCTAATTTGTTTTTTATATGTTCATTAACATCTTTTATTTGTTTAAAATCCATAAAACCTTCAGTAGAACTAGGATTGGACCATAATGTAGAACCAACTAGTCTTAAATTAGAATTAATATCATAATGAGAATTATCTAATAAAAAAACATTTGGATATTGTTTGATAAAAATATGATAATCTTCATTAAGTCTATTAAATGATTTATTTGAATGATAATATTCATGATTACCTAAAACATAAAATACTTTCAACCAATTTTTAGAACAATAATCAAAGAATTCCTTAAAATTTGGAGTGTTAATTTTACCTATATCACCAGCTAAAATTAAATAATTTTCTAATTTTGGAATTCTTGGAAAAGATTTATAAAATTCTAAATGAATATCAGAAAATAATTGAAATTTAAAAGTTTCCATTATTTATAAATATAAATTAATAATTAAATTTAAGTTTAATTAGTAACATAAGTTAAGTATTTTTAAAGCAACTTTTTAGGTTGGAATAAAATAAACTGGTACAAATTCACTCGCATTAATTGATAATTGATTTTTTTTAGGTACTTTTAGTCTATCTTCATATTCATTATAAATAACATATAGAAATTTATTCATATAAATAGATTCATAATGTTTTATATTTTTTTGAGCCTCAGCTTTAAAAATATTTAAATCTATATCAGATATTTTTTTTATATTGTATTTCAAATAGTCAAGTGAACCATTTGGAAAAACAGAAACATAATCAGCTAAGCAATCTTCTAAATACATACAATTTAATAATATGTATTAATTATGTTTATTCTTCAATTTTTTTATAATAAAACTTTAATTATTTTATTATTTAATAGTATATGATTGATAAAAAAATATTATTTTTATTAGGGTGTATACCAGTTAGAATAATAATTGTCTTAATAGCTATATATTTAAATAAAGAATATTTACCATACTATGGATTAGTATTATTAGGTCCAGCATTGGGATTTTTATATTTATATTTTGGTAATTTACGATTAAATGCAACTGAAGCTGGTGGTGTTACATGGTGGGCTAATTTAAGAATAGTTCATGGATTATTTTATTTATGTGCTGCTATTTTAGCATTTCTAAAAATTCCTCTTGCATGGGTACCATTATGTATTGATGTAGTTTTTGGATTATTGGTATTTATAAATAAGGAATACTATAAATTTTTGTAAAAAATTGAAAAAATGATTATTTAATATTATTTAAGGTAATTATTATGACTGCACAAATTGACATTAATGATAAACTCCAAAAACTTCAAGTATATCTTTGGACACAAGAAAAAGCAGGTTTAATTGCTGTAAGTGATAACGTCACAATTAAAGATATTATT